GTTAAAGGCATGCCTAATAACGATGCAATGTCAGATGCTAATTTAATATTTGAGGATCCTGATATAAGCTTAAGATTCATTTTTTCATCAAAGCCTCTTCTGCATTCATTATCTCTGGACCACCAGACATGTCACCAATGACAAATCCCTTATCATTGCATAATATCCCTGATCCTACAAATGGATTACCCATATTAACAGTTCCAGTTGTAATATTCAATTTAAGTATCTTTGTTAATTCATCATGGTTGGCTGGAATCCATTACGCAGGATGATTTAGATAAAGGTGTATACTACACATGCCACAAAGAAAAAAGAGTAACGGAAGATTTGGAAACTCTGGCCAACAGGTTGAAAGACAATGCCGCGAAATCCGGCAAGAAAAAGCGGAAAGTATAGTTAATTCACACATAAACAAAAAAAGGAATAAACCAAAATGCTTAATGAGTATGAAAATATAACATTTGCTGTAATTGTGAATACACTTGAAAAATCAGAATGTGGAGTGCGTGAAATAATTGACAAGGTGTATTCACTCGATAAGCGTTTACATGAATCTGAAAAGCCGCTAATTGTCGCACAAAAGAAAAAATTGTACGATATGAAAAATCATGCGGCAGGTTTACACGTAAAGATGCTGGAATTGAGTGCTATGATAGACAATTTCCAGAAATAAACCAAAACAAAAAAAATAAACCACAATCGTATTATAAAGGTGTACAGATGAAACACACGAAAATGCACAGTAAGGAATCCCGCACAGCAAAAAGTTTTGAAGAGTTAGGATTTTGTTTTAAATGCAACAAACCTGTCTATGTAAAAAACGAACGGTGTACATGTTGTGAAATGTTGATAACGGAAACAAAACCGGCGGCGGGATAAAAGAACCGGATGAAAAATACATCTAATACACTACCGGGTTTATATACACTTTCAAAAGATAAAACAAAATACGATTTGTATATCTATGTAAGTGTATCAAAAACAAGATTGATGTCGGTTTTGTACTCTGCTGATTTGCTCACTTGTTATACATACTGCAAAAAAACATTGCAGTATATTAAAACAAAATATAACAAGCGATGGTTGGCAAAAGTTTATTTCAAAGCAACCATACACGCAAATCATATATCCGGCAATAGATACAAAGACTGGTTTATGTACGAACATGCACCGGAATTCGGCAGAGAAAAAAAACGCGCATCGAAAATGTTTATAGCAAAATTAAAACAGGTACAACAATGATAAAGCAAAAATCAAAACGGTGTGAAAAGTGTGGCGCTGTATTAACAAAAGATCATACATGCGGCGATATGAAACCACAAACAAAAAAAAGAACGGTGACGCCTATTCAACCTGTGCGGTATGATCCCGTGCACGATTATTCCGTTGCAACAACTTTGAAACGCGCAAAGGCGCTATCTAAGTCATATAAACACGATGCGGCACTAACCGAAGAAGGTAGCGACAATTACATAACACTGACAAAAAGAGGTATTGAACAGAAGAAAGGATTGCGAGACGTACAGCATATCACAATCAAGACAGCTACCGGAATTCAATATGAAATAGAGCTTGCAACATTGAACGGTGAAGATGCTCTGTTTATCCGCAAGGTGTCAAGTTCAAAAGATAACAGCATCACTGTATACCCTGCTTCAACAAACAGTATAACTTTAGTTTAAAGGTGCAATAATGCCGTATGTAAACAATCTCCGCAAAAATGGTGAAGCTATGCAAGTATCTACGTGTATGGTTAAAGCTGCAATGGTTGGTTTCGATATTGCAATGCAATCGGAAACGATACGCTTGAAAAATCTATGCAGCGATTATGCAAAACAATCGGGTATAACGTATTACAAAATACAGGAAGCTGCATACCTTAGAGCGAAAAGGTTTATGCAATTGATACCCGGCCCTGTTGATCCCGATGCGTTTTGTAAATTTTTCAGCGATGTGCTATTGAGAAATGATTTTTCGGTATTCGGCATTATCCCGATAACGAATGATGCTGATATGCTGAAAAAGATTTTTGATTGTGCAATAGGTTTGACGGTATGTGATACTGTAGAATTACAAACATTGCCGCAACGGGGATTTATACCGGATCAATTGTACGAAATAGTGTTCTTGTACTTCGCAATCCGGCAAATGACTGTAATATCGAAGGATATTTGTACCGGCCTAATTGCCCGTAGAATTTTACAAAAAACAGAACAGCAATAGTTTAACAAAACAAAACAAAACAAAACAAAACCAAAAGGAAAAGCACAATGCCTAATCATGCAAGAAATTACAGCAACATAGCACTCGATACATTGCCTGTTGCACCCGAAATAGTTGAAAGTACAGACGCAACAAAAGAAAAGAAAAGCGATACTGTAAAATCGATTTTCGATTCATCAAAATATGATACGGATACATACCGTAAATTGTTTAGTGTCGCATTCGATGAATACAAAAGAATTCGTGAAGATAAAACAGGGGAAGCGAATATTTCGGTAGATGATGCAATACTGGAATCAATTGTGGGTAATGCGGATGGAACTGCATTCGATGAAGTATTGCTTATGTACGGGTATCTCACTGGTTTGCACTCCGCTGCCGAAATAATTGAACAAGAGTGTACAAATATTATCGGAGATGGTAAAGCATACATTTATAACAAAAATTATGCAGTGCTGAAACGCGCATTTGATAAAATCGTAACTTTGTTTTTTGAACCCGTCAAGAGAGTGCAATACACAAAGGGTAAAAATTCGGCAATGGCATTTTTTGAGTTTATCCAATATGGCGGACTTTTGGATATTAAGGAATTGTTATACAAACTGCGATACAGTGATATACCAAAAATAACTAAGCAATTGAGATCACACGAATAAAAGATAATTTCACAGTATAAAAAACCAAAAGAGGATTTTTTTACCATGGCAACGAAAAAAGTAGTAGCAACCATTACCCCGTATCTTGCGATAAAAGAGTATTTTGACGTAAATGTTACAGAGATAAAAAAATTATCAAAAGATGATCGGGCGGAATTGTCTGTTGAATGCGCGAAAGCCCTAGGGAAAACTTTGGAAAAATCGGCATAACGGGATACAGGGCGGGATACGGTTTCGGTTTGCATTTAATTCAGCAACCCGACACGCAGAGACGTATCCCGCCCTTTTATTTCATGCAGAACATGCCCTAGAATCGATTTTTACATGTTTGGCCTATACTTTCACTGTCTACCCTGATACAAGCGCTTAAAAGCGCTCTAAACGCTGAAAAACAGCGTATTAAAACAATACATTACAGGAGTAACACATCATGGCATCTATTCAAGAAATTCAAAGGCAATTGCGCGAAGCAAAAGCACAAAATGAAGTTTTGAAAAAAGAGAATGAGTTATTAAAAAACAAAATTCGTGGTTATGAAGTGAGTGCCGGAATCGGAGTTTTAAATCGGATTGAAAATGTTATGGAAAAACAAGCGCTAGATAACGGAAATAAAGATGAAGATTTCTTTAATTTGTCAACAGAAGATGATTTAATTTTGGATGATCCAGAATTGGACAAACAAGAAAATGAATTCACAAGGGAGAGTAATAACAAAAGAAGCAAGCGACACAACCAATAAACAAAAAAACAGGGCAATATTTTAATCAGTTAAACAAACAGGTGTAACCATGCCGGATGTTTTAGACTTTAGACGGATAACGGAAATATTGGATGCTATTGCAAAAAAGTATTTTGATAAATTCACAATTCAATATGCTCTTGTTAATGGTGGTATTGATATACAATCGCATTATACAGTTGGCGTTGCAACTGTTCCGGCGATTCTTTTTGCAAATACACCGCTAACGAAACATGTAAGCGAGCTTGATAAATTCGCTGCAATTTATATCGATAAATGCAATGAGTTTTCAAAGTTGTGCGATAATGGAACCCTGATTAAAGTAAAAAAAACAAAATTCAGCATCTTTAATGGTACTTTTGATAGTTTTGAATTCAGGTTAGAGAGTTTGTTCCATTATCGTTACGGGGAAGATATAAAATATGGAATAAATAGATACATACAAAAATGTGATCTTGATTTATTCCAAGGCGATGCGGTTGATATTGTGTTATTGCAATTAGATACAATGTTTTCCGAGTTTAGCAGGTTTATAACTAATCTGAAGGAATTTAAGTTTAGATACAATGTTTTCCGAGTTTAGCAGGTTTATAACTAATCTGAAGGAATTTAAGTAATGAACATCGAATCATATTATGAAAGGCAATTGGCAATGGAAACAGAACAAACTCCCGAAACGATTTTATCAGGTATGGTGTATTGCGATGCACCCGCAACCAAACAACAATTGCTGGCATGTGCAAAAGTTGAATTGCTCATTAAACACAATGAGTATACCGAATATTATTGGCAAGTGATAACAACGGAAACAACAACTGAATTTGGATCATTCAAACTCGATATATCGGAAGTGCTGAATCCGAAAAAAGTTGCATATATCAAAAAAGTGCGAGTATCAAAACCGGGTTATATATCCGTTGAATTCGCTATCGATGAAACTCTCAAAGGCAGAATTGTACAAATACCTATGACAAACATTGTGCATGGTAATTGGAGATAAACAGCAATGCAGATAGACAACACAAGAATTGATATAAATATTTCAATTCACGAAATAGGCATAATATTGCGCTCCCTTGAATTGGAATATAATACAATGCAGGTGCGTTCTATCACGGATTTCAATACGGCGGCAATGATGAATGAAATAATCAATATAAAAGATTTGTTGTTATCACATGTACACGCTGCCGATAAAACAAACGGCACGAAAAATCTAAACGCCCGATTTGGCAAAAGAAAACGAAACAACTGCAATATTTTACAATTTAATCCAAGGTGAAAAATTTATGTATGTCATTGAACTAAAATCAAAAGTTGATTTTAAGTTGTCGTATATCAGTCAATCCGCGAAACTTATGCAAACCAATGCGCATGTTACAAGGTTCGTTGCGGCGAATATCAAAAGAGCCAAAAGGTTCGCCGGGAAAGAATTGGCGCTAGAATTTGCCGACAAATTGAGTAATGCGAATATACCAACATTCCGGCGTTTGAAATATCGCGCAGTAAAAGTAACGAAATAACACACAACAAAAAAAAACAAGGTGGATAAAATGAAAGCAAAATATGAAAGATATATTGTTGGCATATCGCATAATGATAAATTGAAAATATCTTATGTCGCAAGATTTGATAATAAAGATCATTCTGTCGAAGAATGGACAAATGAAAAAGATACGGCTGTCCGTATGAATGAATTCGATGCAAATTTGGTGCGTAAAAATTATGCGGCGATATATCCGAAAGATACAATAAATATTATTAAACTTCCAAAACGATACAGCATTGCAATCAAAAAAACAAAACTTGGAACAATGTATTTATTTAATACCTGTGCTGATTACAGAAAAAAGAAACGGCACATGTATTATTATTATACCGGCATACTTACGGAAGCAAATGTATACAGCAAGAAAAAAGCAAGGAAGATTTTGAACAAATTATCAAAAGTCGATAAAACCGCAATAATCTTTGTATGGTGATATAATGGAAACATTAGTTGATAGAATTGCAAAAAAAGCAGTTGACATTGCTTTAAGTAAACAGGATGAACAGCAATTGAATGATTCCGGCAAGGCGGGATATGATAGCGGTGTTGAATTAAACAAACAATACCACAAAGGCAGGTCGATTGCATACGGTCCAACATCTGACATTGCAATGACGAATGAGCTAATCGACATTATCAAAAATGGTGATAATGTTGCCGCACATTATTTTGCTTTTTACATACAGCACAGAATACATATAACATCGAATTCACATTTGATATACTTGCATGTATTGTTTAGTGTTGTCGATAAACTAAAAAAAGATGATGCGCGGAAATTCAAAAAGCAATGTATAATCGCTCTAGGAGCAAGCGCAACGGATGACGCATGCAATTCAAAGGTTAAAAAAGTATTTGCAAAGTATCAAGTATTATTTGCAAACAACGGATGTAATTTAGCAAAACAGTTTGAAATATCCGCCGGGTTAGTTGTTGCCGCATTAAAGGAAAATGAAAATAAGCGCAAACAAGAATCAGATAAAGAGGTGTGATAATGCAATTCTTTAAAAAGTATTATGTTATAAAACATACACCACATTATGAAGATGTGCCGGATGATATGAAACATTACGATTGTTCTTTTTATCTAACTGTTTATGGATTATTGTGTCGCAATAAATGGAAATCTGACGGCAGCATAACAGAGAAGCGTAAATATTGGTCTATGTGGACTGCGGATAAATGGAGTGCATATTTCTTCCCCGATATTTTAAATGCAAAAAGAATATTGGATGAACATGCGGATTGTATCAATTTCGCAGAATATCAGTTTACAAAAGAAAATGGTGTTTTCTCTATTGAAATTTTTAGCGCAATCAAAAAGTTTTGGTATACAAGTAAATTTGTATATCATGCAAAAAATGTATTCAATGGTGTTTGGTCTTTTTTGTTAATGGCTATATTCGCTATTGTTGCATGTTTCGCAGCGTATGGATTTTTGCTATTGATAAAATACCTGATACATGATTTAGCCGGATTACCGAAGTTATAACAGCACACAACAAAACAAACAAGGAATTAAACAAAATGAATACAATGGAACTTGCCACAACATTGATAGGATTTTTGTCGGATAAAATAGTAAATGAATTATCTGACGAATATTCAAGCAACGTAATATCATTCACATGGAATTTTACAGAAGAAAGAGGTATACAAATAATTGACTATTTGCCGATGCTTGCAATAGTTGAAGATTATGAAATATCATTGAATGTCGATATTAGTAAAATGCAAATAGGCATCACAGTTGAATATGATTTTAAAAAACTTCAATTGAATATAGCACCTTTTATATATGGACCATTTATTGGTAACGATTTTAAAGTTGTTTGGAATTTAAGTAAAATCGGTATAGACCACGATTTGCTCTTGGAATTTGTATATAAAGAGTTTTGCAAAAGACTAACAGACAGGGCGGTAAAAGAGAACAATAAAATGTTGTTGAATACCCTACATATTGCTGCTGAAAACTTTGTCAGTAGCGCGATGTTCAATGAAAAGAACAACAGATAAAATAATCGATGCGACAATAGCTGTATACACTCATAACCAATGGCCAAACAAACAAGGTACGACAATGAAAAAGATATTGTTGAATAAAAAACTCTTTGATGATATATTCATTTATTCCGAATGCAAAACATGGATAAGTAACGGACATTTCATCATACACAAAAGTATTGTTGAAAACAGCATACCGGAATTAATGGCACACACAAGGGACAGGAGTATAAAAGAAAATGCATCGTTGTCAGGGAAAAACAATGTCGTTAAAAAGACAACGGAATCTTTTGAATCGGTATTCGCGGGGATAAACAACGAATATCACAGATACCACAAAACAAGTCTTGAATTCAATTTCAATGATGGTTCGAACATTAGTGCAATGTATAGCAAATCGGGTTATGAAGTCACTGCCGAAAATCGAATCGAGTTGACTGCATTTATTGACAACAAATATCTAAAGTTATTCGGTAATGAAAAAATATTCGGCAACAGTAATTTCAGATATCCGAAATTTTATACATTGCCGGAATCTCCCGGCGAATACCCGTTGTTATTGGTTTCTGGATGTGGTAATCAGTTAATGCTAGATAATAGGGTTAGAACGCAGGATAATAGCATCGGTGATATGGATGTAAAAAAGATGATCGAGCTTTTAATCAAGCTATACAGAGTAGCAAAAAAACAAAACAAGTAAACAAAACAGGTGCAATGATGAAAAAGAAATACGTGATTTTATTGTGTATGGAAACAGTAAATATAACCACAGCAAGTATTGATGCTGCAACAAAAGTTACACGACCTTTATATATGGCGGGTCCACCAACAGCGGAAGCGATCTATACAACAAATGAAATAGATAACGCAGCAACATTTAAAAAATCGCAAGCAAAATTTCTTGTAAACATTGTTAAAAAATCCATTGGTGCTCACACAAGCGAAGCATATCCAAATGCGGAAGTTGTTAAACTAAAGAAAATTGAACAGAGCATTGAACCTGAAAAATATGCGATAGCGCTTGATGTGATAGCGTTTGAAGGTGAATATATCCGTTGCATCTATTTTTCTGATATTGACCAATCCATAAATGGGTTTTCTCAAATAAAAAACATATCGGAAGCAACACGATTCACAAAAGATGCTGCTGAATTGTATGTAAAACAAATTAGAAAATTTTTGTTAAAATCTTATAATGTTGAGATAGTGGATACAACAACAAAAAAAACAAAATAAATAGTATGGAACTAACACCCGAAGAAAAACAAGAGCTTGCAACATTCGTACAATATCAAAAAGAATGCATGTTCATACCAAGCAACAAAAGACACAGGTTTACATACTTGCGATTGAAAAAATTTCACAAGCATTGTTCTAATATGTTTTGCAAGGGGTATCAAGGTACGGAAGAAGAAACAAAATGCCCACTATGCAATTTTGATTTATACAACTTTGATTTAACAGGTAAAGCAAATGGAACAAAGTGATATATACGCAATTTCGTATGATGAAAATTTTATTTATGACATGGTTAAATCAGGAGATTTTGATTTAAACTTTGATCGCACAGCATCGTTGTGTAAAATAGCAAAATTTTCGTTTTGCGAATGTCTTAAAAGGGCGGAATTGTGTTGCGAAGCTCTGCAATGTGAATTCGAATTTTGGTTGGATAATGTAATGTTTAATAAACAACTATTTGTATTCGAATTATCAAGAATGGCATGGGCGGAAGCAAATAAATTTGTGCAACAAATCTTGATAAGCAAACGTGGTTTCAATTATGCCGTATGGCCTGAAAATTTTGGCGATGATATACAAATTATGCATGTATCGGCAAAAGATGCAATAAACAAAATGAGTGATTTAGTACAACCAACAGAAAAAGCAAAAAAAGAATTGAAAAAATATGGTATCAGCGATGAATAAACAAATAACAGCAAAAGATGCGATTGCCTTGTCGGAACTATCAATTGCAGAGATACAAAAGATTTTGGATGCTCAAAAACAAAATATCGAATCAGGCAAAATGACAATTGCCAAAACGGTAATATTGCAAACCATTGCAAGTGATTTGGAGCGAATAGCAAGACATGCCCGATTGAAGCTGATTATTACTTGGTTAAATAGCTTGGAATTACCCTAAATTTCAGTCAGAAAGTGCCCTAGAATCGATTTTCTACCCTTTAGGCTGTAGTTTATCGCCCTAGAGCATTACAAGTGCTTAAAATCGATCTTTTGAACATTAAAAAAAATAAATGCGCTGCGTATTATAAACAGTAAAGCAAAACAACAAAATAAACAGGTGCAAAGATGGAACCAAAAGATATTATTATGGAACAATTGAACGTAGAAGGGAAAGGTTGTATTTATTTTGGTATAACTGCAATTGTTTTGTTTATACTCGGATTATTGGCATTGATGTTTTTTCTAGGTTGTTCAAACATTCAAACAACAAAAGAAAAAGAGTACCGGGTAATAATAAAACAACAAATACTCACACCTGCCGATTATGCGCTATATACTGCCGATAAAAGATTTTACACAAAAGTAATCGATACGCTGTATTTTGGCAATGAGAATGTAAAACATTACCGTTTTGAATATTCAACGATTGATGTGTATGAAATCACAACGGAATCATATAACGGCAATGTAATTACAACAAAAGAATCTTTTCTCGATAGGTTGCCGCTAATAAAATTTGTAGATAAAAGAAAAGATATAAGAGTGTACGGGGTAAAGTAATGGATAAACCATTTGAATCATTCGATAATACAACAAAATTCACATCTCCTGTAATAACAGAAGATGAATTAAAGCTAATTGATTTTTATGTATGCACAAATAATGAAATATATCAAGCTACGATTAAAGCAATAGCAGAAAAGCGGAATGAGTGTATAGAAAATAGAATCATACTCGCACAACATCGTAAAATACTCACACTTACAAAACTTGTAGAAGATTTGCGTAGTGCCAATTCTCATATAAAACAGACTTAACAAACATTTCATAAAAGGAATATCACATCATGGGTAAATACTCGCAACACCACGAAGACGTGATTTTGAATAATATTTTCAAAGTTATCGGATTAACAAAAGATGATGTTTGTATCGAAATAGGCGCTATGCCTGATTTCAAAAATTCGAACATTCGTAAATTGCAGGAAGATTATGGATGCGAATGTTTTTATGTTGACATAGATAATCGCGGCGATACAAGGATAATTGAAAAGAATGCAACAGCGGAGAATATCAATACTGTTGTATACAATACGGTGTTTGGAGATAAAGAGGTTTTTGGAGTGAATGAGATTAGTTGCCTAAGTCTTGATATTGATGGTAACGATTATTGGGTATTGCGCGAATTGCAACACGAACCAAGGGTAATTGTAGCAGAATACAACAAATCGATAACGGACAATGCAACGGGTTATGTAATGCCGAATAATCCGGAACATGCATGGATTGGCGGATCAACATTTTACGGTGCCAACATTTACGCAATCGCTGAATTAATGATGCGCAAGGGTTATTATCTTTATGCAAAAAATGAAGTTAATTTGTTTTTTATATATATAGGTGTTATGGCTAAAAATGCAAAAGAATTGGGTGTTGATTGGAATAGGATTTTAGAAGTTGGCACACCGTATGATGATTATGCAAAAAGGGGTATACTCGAAAACACTTCAACATTGCCAAAGGGTGAATGGCGGCAGCACACATGGGAAATTGTGGAATTGGGATTGTTCAAACCAAGTAAGTAAATAACAAAATAATAATACAAAAAAAAACAGAGCTACAAATTGAATTAACAAAATTCAAAACAAGAATCGAAAAAGAAATTTGTATAGAACCAAAAGATTATGATTTGTTTGATGTTATATCGCATGATATGGAATCTGCAAATTTGACTTTAGGATCAGCATTGTATTTAGCAAAAATATTGAATAACGACAAACAAGGTTAAAACAAAATGAATGAAATCGATTATGTAAAACACGATTTGGCAAAAGAGATATACACTTGTAATGGCGGCATAGTGAGACACACAAAGGAAACTCAATTGGTAAATCCATTTTTGTTATTGAATAACAAACCAACATTGGATGAAATTGCGAAACTCACAAATGAAGTTGAAAAACAGATAAAGGAATTGCAAGAGATAATGTATCAATTGCGCAATGTAAAAATACTCACAATGAGAATCCACTGTATAAAACAACAGCATAGCGAAGTAATCAGATGAACAACAAACAACGGGTAAAACACCAAACACAAAAATTATCAAAACAGGATGAAACATACCTGCGCGAAACAATCAAGAAAATCCAACTTGATAATACTCCAAATATTACAACAAAACTGATAACGCTGCATGGTAGGTATGTTCTATCTTCAACATGTGTTAAAACAAAATGAAGGATTAAACAAAATGGTAACGCGCAAAATGTCAAACAGGGACTTGCTCACAACAATGCGACATAACTCATTTGATTATGTAATGGAATATCTTGCGACATTCCATGCCAAGCATACACCCGCAATACTCACAAAGTGTAAAGAGATATTGGCCAAAAGATTTGATGATAAATTGCAATTTCTCAAAAGAGAATATTTGATAGATCGTAGTGAAATAAATAAAATGAAAAAAGAATTACACAAACTGTTTTAACAAAAACATTAAACAAAATAAGGAAAAAACAAAATGAAAACCATGCAGAAAAACAAAACACCGGAACCCGCGAAAGTTCAAACTCCATTGACGCAAACACAAATACACGATATACCCGCATTGATGCAATGTGAAACGCAATTTATTTTGGAATATTGCAATCAATTCATCGATGAATTTTCACCGGATCAAAAGGCGCTGATTTACAAGGAAGCGCAATTTAAAATATCGACACAGATTAAGTTATTTAGACTTTTGCAAAATGATAATCCGGCATGGCAAGAGGATCAAACATACTGGAATAAAAATATACTTGATAGGTTGGAAATTCTGGATACTATTTTCATCAATGCCGATATTAAACAAAGATAAAACAAAACACAAAGGATTAAAACAAAATGAAAAACACAATGAAACAAAAAATGCCATTGATAGACAACAACGTAACCGAAAAAACATGGGATGATTTTTGGGCAACGGGTTTGTTGTTCTTGATAAATCAAATCCTGCATGCATTCGGTTGGTCTATCGTGCTTGACATCGACGGCAACACAAACACGGTTAAAAGAGCATATCCGGCAAGAGTGAAGTACAGGGGATTTACAGGCAAGGTTACAAAAAGCAGTTACAAGTTGATTGCGAAGTATATGAAAAACAACGCTAAACAATTATCGGATGAAATTGAGGATTAAACCAAAATGAATGCAACAATCATGAATAACACAATAGAATTACGCGGCGAAATAACAGGACTACAACACGACATTGAACAACTTGAAAATATGCTCACAGTGCTCAGGGAAAGAAAGGGTATGTTGGATAAATTGGTGAATAAACTCACAGTGTCAAATAGAATGAAAGAATGCCAAATAAATAAATTGCACAAACGCACAAACATATAACGCCGCTAAATGAAATGATCGAAAAGGCGTATCGGATTTTATAACAAAAACACATCCCTTATACAACTACTTAAAAAAAAGGTGAATAAAATGGCAGATAAAATAACGACAGAAAATATACAGTACATGTTAATTGGCATGGCTATTATGTGTATTGTATATGGAATAATAAGTATAATAATGACTATAAGCAGAATGAATTAACTTATCAAAAACATTAACCTAAAAATAATCCTATTCAACACAGCTTATCATACTACTTATACACAACACACACGAACAAAGTAGCTGTGATTAAACACACGTAAAAGTAAGGGGAAAAGAATGAGCTGATAAACACAAAGAAGAACATAAACACAAGGGAATAAACAAGGGATAAGAATAGGGTAACGATAAGAACAATAAGGGAAACTCTAGGGATACACATAATCAACGTAAGTAAAGATACCAGTTATAAAATACTCTCCCGTTATAAAATACTCTTGCGCGGTGGCCTGTGCATGGACAAAAAAATATTAATCTCCCTTTTCTTTTGTTATATTAAAAGTAGTCATATAAGCAGCTGTATACAATGAATACAAGGGTATGCACACAGTACACAATTACGCACAACCAATTAAATAAGCACAATTAAAAGTAGTTGTATAAGGGACATTATAAGTAGTCATATAAGCGCAACACGTACACACGCAAGATTAAAAGGGAGTAGTCATATAAGACAACAACACACACATGCACAACAATTAAAAGCAGTGACACACACACGACGTTAGAGAGTTAGCACATTTAACTTACTCTCTGTGTTGTGCGGCTTATTGTACTCGCTCCCTGCTTATACAACTACTTAAAGCATACGCAATTAAACAAAAGAATTAATCATCCCTATTGCTTATACTACTACTTTTACTGCTTTAAAAGAAACAACCTACTCTATATTAATTAAACAAAAGAATTGTCGTATTTATATTTTAATCAGGTAAAATAAAGATCGGGTTGTTATTTAATTAAACAAAAGAATTAATATATTAAATCTTTAATTGAATAAAACAAAAGATAGGTTTTATTATATTGAATAAAAGAAAAAGATAGTTTTGTTTTAATAGGGGGCGGGGGGGGGTAATTAGGACAAAAAACTCTTTTATATCCCAGTGTGATCGATTTCTATCATGCGTATACTAATTTGCAAACTTTTTCATTTTTAATATAACAATACTTGATATGCCGATAATTTAAATACTTATCACTAGATCATTTAATACACATGCCCTGCGTTATACCCGATAATTAATAATCGATCATTAAACAAGTAAACAAGCGAACACACAGCACACTATAACCAAAAAAGAAAAGTATACAGCGCGATTGCATTAAAAGGTATACATACCGTTGTATTTTACAAACAACATATTAACAAAACAATAAGGAATAATTATCATGTGGAATTTAAAAACAAAATGGGCTATTGATATAGCTCCAATATTACAAAAGGATTATAGCGCTCTGACATTATTGTTAAGCGTAGTAATGATGTTGATAGCTCCGACGTTTGATATAAGTTTTGGAAAATGGATTATGTTTATCGGGTTAAATTTACTCTGTATAAGTTTTGATGTAATATGTTGGAAATATTACGTAAGTGATAAAGATAGTAAAATGTACCGGGTTTTGCAGGGTGTTGTTTTAATCGGTATAATTATAGGAGTGGGTTTGTATTATGATAAAGGTTGTACTATAGGAGTAGGTATAATGTGGATAATGTTCTCACATGATATTATTTTCCATGCAATATCAAAAGATTGGTATTTATTGCCTGATTACGGGAGTGATCCGGCGATAGAGGGGTATTTTCAATATGGTTATTGGATGTTTCCTTATGGATGGTGGTACGGGGTGAAAAACGGCAGGATAGGGGCCATGGTGCCGAAGTTTGTTTATTGGAATGCAACGACAGGGGTATTGCTTGGAATCGTTGCTACAGTGTGTTTCTGACTGAAATAACGGGTATTGTTTAGGGGGAATAGAAAAACCCGGTACACTTCAAACATGTACCGGGTTTTTTTTAGGGGTATGTGGGGTTTATATTTCTTCAATTGAGAAAACAGCATCGCGCGGCCAATCTGGTAGCGCTTCGAAAAGCTGTACGACGTTGCTTAGATCATCGTTATTTAGAAAACATGCATCGGTATACTTTTCGTATACATCATCTTTTGTCGATATAACAAAAGTGTTTTTATCATCCGTTGTTATGGTGCATTGTTTTGGTTCATCTTTAAAATGTACCGATGCGAAGTACCATATACCGTTGCTCTTAACGGCAGGTGTGTAATTGATTTGGAATTCCTTGTGTTGCATGATTTGATATACTCCTGTTTTGTTCGTGGTAGTTTTGTTTAAAATGATTCGATTGAAAAAGTTATTGAAAAAGTTACGTTTGCATATTCCGGTATGTTACGGACTATTGCGATAATACGCTCTGCTTCCGCCTTGTCGGAGAATTCGCAATAGTCATATACAGACATTGGGGCGTTCATCCATTCCACAAAATATTCACCTGTTGTGGTGTTCAGTGTAACATATCCTGCTTCTCTGTTCCATGCCGTTGCTTGTATCAAGTATGTTTCCATCGGGGTTTCCATCGGGTTTACTCCTGTTTTGTTTATTGTGGTAACTTTTTGAAAACTACGCTGCAACCATCATACCTAAAAATCTCATTGCCTGTCTTTTCGTGTATGATGATTTGATCCATGCATCTGTGATTATGCTGCGTAAAATTGGTATCATCTTTTTGGCATGTTGTTCTCCAATCACATGCACGACAAATATTATCAGTACGCATTTTTGCTATATCGCTTTTCAATATAGCATAGTAACCTTCCGGTGCTTCCGCCGGATTTAAGACCTTGTATTCTTTTAAACTTTTCATTGCGGTGTTTGCCTGTAGTGTTTTGTTTATTGTCGGAGTTACGATTTATCGAGTTCAGACGCACCGCGCACAGCTTTGATATTTTGATAATATCCGTATTCTCCGCCATAGAGCGCGCGGAATCGACGCATAAATTTTTTTGTTGTTCTCGCATAAAATTGGCATGTGCCTAGCAGTTGTTTGTATTCCCCCGTCTCGCGGTCGTATCTGAACAGACCTTCGTACGAATTGTTTACCGCGAATGTTAAGCGGATTTTTTCGTCGTATGAAACGACATCGATTTCGATTGTTTTCATGTTGCACCTTGTTCGTTTTGTTTCAAAAAAACTTACAATGGAAAGATACGAAATTAATAAAACAAAAGTCAAGCGTTTTTTTCATTTTTCCAAAACTTTTTTTCAAAGTGCCGTTTTTAAGCTGGAATCGACATATTTTAACAAAACTTTTTTTCAAAAATCCTTGCACTTTGGAAAAATGCCGGGTGAAACAGGCAAAAGGCGGGGCGTTGAACCCCGCCCTTCACCAAAAAACACCTAAAAGTCCATTAAATCCATAAGGTAATCGGGTTCAAGTCCGAACATTTCCGAACACACTTCATACGCCGCTTCCGTATCGCCATCCGCTAAATATTCTTGCATCTGTTCTTTTGCTTCCGCGATAAGCTCATCCGCTTCTTCGGAAGTGATATTGTCCCGCTGCATTAATACTGACTTCAAAGATTCCGCCATGGTAACACCTGTAAAGTTTGTGGAGTTAATTGAGATATAGAGTTTTGTTTTTCGCATCATATCTTGCGGCAGGGAAAACAATGTGCGTATACTCGCTATTGTTTACGTTGCGTATATCCGCCATTGCACATATAGTATATGCTTCATCTTTTGATATAATGATACTCATATCGTGCATAATACCTATGCTTTTTATTTGCATTGCAGAAAAACTAACATGCAAATAAATTGTTTTCGCCTTGCCGATTATGATGCGTAATTCTTGTGCTGTCATTGTTGCACCTTTGTTGCATTTGGTATTGTGCCGGTTATTACAAGGAACTGTGTAGAGCTATCGTACATTTTGCTTCCATCTGGTTTTACATAGAAACAAAGTTTTGATGTTTTTACATTGTCGATATATACCGGGCTTTCGAGTTTCATTGTAATTCGTGCCATACCATTTTTCATGTGTATAATTTTTGATACGATTCCTTCGTATGAATTATCTTTTTCCCTGTAGATACCACGTACTGTATCGAATAGTCTAATATTTTTTTTCATGTTTGCACCTGTAGAGTTAAAGAGTTTTGTTTCTTAAATCGTTGTAAAAATCGTGTGCGTTACTCTGCCGTTATCTTTCTGTAATAAGCAAACCTCAATGTTGCACTTGCCACTTTCACTCATATTCACTTTTTGGAAACAGCCTGAAACAATATAATCGGGATTGACAATATCGCCATATTGATCGAAAACCCTTCCATTGAATCCAGCTTCAATATTTGCGAGTGAAATGTAGTTTCCATCGCTTGTTCTAAAAGCGGAAGCGAATTCGGATTTTTCGAAGTTTGAAATCTCATAGGTGTGATTTCCGAACACTTCGTTTATTTTCTGGAGAATGGTATCGATCTTTGAAGCTGTCATTTTCGTAATCCTTGTTTTGTTTCGTTGCCGATCTCAATTTTAAACTCCCTGTAAATCTACAGCCTATTAAAACAAAAGTCAAGTGTTTTTTTCATTTTTCCAAAACTTTTTTTTAAAGTGTCGATTCCAGCTAAAAAACGGCAATTTTTAACAAAACTTTTTTTTTATAGCGCTTGACATTTGCCAGAATAAACCAAAACAGGCCCAACATTCGGGCCTGTTTTACGGATATTCCAGTCTTTAATTTTCGTGCCTGTCATAGATCGCTTGTAAGGTAACGGGAGTAAAATAGCAGTCCCGTTCAATTAGCGGCAATCCGTTACGATTGCATGATTCGAGTTCAGAAAAATCAGAATAGCCAAGTTCAGGGCCGTATTGATTTACAACCAAACCGAACATAACGCCTGTCTCTGGATTCATTTCAGTAACATAGAACGTATAATCAGAATAAGGGGAAAACAGTTTCAAATAAACCATAATCTCACATTTTTCTTTGTTCTCGTTTGTGTAGAGTGCCGGAATTTTCGCGGCAATCTCTTTTGTGATTAACATGTGGCGACGTTTGGCTTTTAAAGTTTCGATCATTGTTGCACCTGTAAAGCTTTGTGATATTGAGGTGTTAAATTATCGTATATCGGGTTTCGATCATTGCCCGCATTTTGGGCGCAATTTCGAGTGCTGCCGTTAATTCGTCAATTCCGTATTTTGCAACGTACAAGCGTAACCACCTTGATTGAATCATCATGAAAGTTTTGAAGTTGATCGGGTTTTTCATTTTGGTTGCCTGTCTCGTTTTGTTGTCTGTTTCTGTTTCGCTTAACTTTCACTTTCAAGATACAAGCGAATAAAACAAAAGTCAATACCCTGTAGACATTTTTTCAAAACTTTTTTTTAAAGTGCCGTTTTTAGGCCAGAATCGCCATATTTTAACAAAACTTTTTTTTGCAGGGTAAAAAAATAGACCGTATTGCTACGGTCCATTAGTCCAAAGGCAGGAAATTTAGCGGGAAATGGTAGCGGGGAAGTTAGCGGGTAGCAGAGAATTTTGTCTTGTTTTGTTTAATCCCAACCATCATCTTCGAAATCATCTTCTTCAACGGTGTTTGTGATCTTTTTTGTTTTTACTTTTGTTTTAATTGATGCTTCCTTCGCGGCAGCGCGTTTATCGGAGTTGGGCATCGTTTTTACCGAACCCTTTGCAGGGCGACCGCGTTTTTTTGCGGGTATAATTTCGGCAACTTCTGCAATGGATTTTTTACCCAATGTCTTTGTCTTTTTTACAGGCACAATCGTTTCAACTTTTGCCGATTTCTTTGCGGGTGCTGCAATTGTTTCAACTTTTGCAGGTCTACCCCGTTTTTTTTCAGCAGGTGCAGCGACAGTTTTTTCTTTTGCAACCTTGACAGCTTTCTTCGCGGGTGCGGGAGATTCATCCATTGCAGGGCGAATACGGCACAATGCAATAGTTTGTTCTTTTGTATAGAATTTTTCCGTATCGTCATTCACACGAACAACTTTTAATGTTCTATCTGCAAACAATCTACACTTATATTCTGTGCCGTATCGTTGTGCAACACAATCAAATGATACAGATTCCGGCAAATTTGCAGTAGCTTTGTTGGAACGGACATTGCTAATATATCCTCCGCAACCACCATTTAGAACACGAAACCTGCCGTTGTTTTCAATGAGCGAAAGCACATCGCCCTTTGTCGGAATGGGTAGCGCTTTTATTGACCAAACACCGGGCCTTTCATCGGTAGAATAAAATGCGCGGGTATCGCCCTTTGCGCGAATCGGATCAATATATCCGGTTTCCGAAACCCTTGGCGTTGCCGATTTTGGTCTACCCCTGCCGCGTTTAATCGGTTCCGCTTCGGATTGTGCAGGGCGACCACGTTTTTTTTCAGCGGGTGTTGCAACAGTTTTTTCTTTTGCAACAGACAATGTTTTCTTTTTTGTCGTTGCTGCTGTTTTCTTTGCGAGTGATTTAGCCATGATACATTACTCCTGTTTTGATTTTAGAAAAAGTTTAGTGTGAAACGAGAAAAACTAAAGTACAATACAGAAAAACAAAATGCAAATTAAAAATTCAAACTTTCACAATATGAAATAGTTTGTATTTGTCCACAGAAAATTCTTTCGCCAGTGTGTGACATCACCTGTATGCCTTGTTCGAACAGATCATTTGCTCTCCTATGTATAAGTGTGATTACTATTGTTTCGTTACCTATATCATTACTATATTCACATATCACTTCTGCCATTGTTAATTCTGGATTTTCTTTAAAGCAGATATTTTCAACGGAAGTAACTTTCGCTGTAAATTCTTCACTTACATCTTCTGTGTCGCTTGAATAGCTATGATCACAAAAGATAGTTATTTCTTTTTTTGCTGTGCCTGTTTGCAGAGATTGAAAAAGAATAAGAATTGCCGCTATTTTTTCACTTGTTGTGTTCATTTCTCAAATCTCCTGTTTAGTGTTTTGTTTTACGTTCATACCCTATAATACGATGTACGGGTATATTTTGAATAAAGCACAAAACAAATCTACAAAGTAAAAAAACAAAAGTCAATACCCTTTCAAAAAAAAGTTTTGGAGTAAAAAACATGGAAGCCACGAAGCACGAAAAATTTCTAAAGAATCGGAGAAAATTGTCTCGCATAATTAAACGGGTTACAAGTGAATGCACCACGTATGATGATATGGTAGAAAAAATATCAGAATATGTTTTAACAAAATTTTCAGTGAAGAAAGATACGACAAGGGTTAAAACCTATGCCGCGTATGAAGAGGTAGATTAACAAAAGGATTAAATATTTTAATTTAATAAAAGGTGCAATAATGGAAAATGAAAAACCTGTGGCAACGATTGACGGAAAGCGCTTATTGATTCAAGTAATATCAAACTTAAGATTACAGGATGGTGATATATTATTTATCAAAACAAAAACAGCGGTATCCCGCGAACATGCGGAATTTATCATAGAGCAAACATACGGCATATTAAAACAAATTTCAGCAGGGAATAAAGTAGGGGTAATGGTTGGCGATGATACAACGGATGTGCATATCATAGGGGAAAACGATTTAACAAAATTAGGTTTAATCAAGCTACACAAAATAGTTGAAACATTCGGCGATGATGCACTGGAAAAGTTGGGTATAACAGAAAAATTACCTGCCGCATTTATCGGCATGCAAGGGGAATTTAACGGTGAAATAAATACCGAACTGCCTGAAATAAAATACGCACTGCATGCAAAAGAAAATCAACCACCTTATGAACTCGCTGCATTGTACTGTGTGAATATTACGGAATGTGTTGTAATAACAAAAGATATGCATGTTGGCAATAATGATTATCCAAATCTTTTTCATTTATATCCTAGATTAGATAATAATTATACAATACCAAAAAGAAAAGGCAGGTAATAAGTTATATTTATTGTTCAAAATAAATAGGTGTGAAGATGGATGAAAAAAAAGAATTCAGTTTCAGGGAAGCATGTATTGCAATAAGAGATAAAGAAAAATCAGTGAATGAAAAAGCCACAATATTAAACAATACATTTAAAACACTTGCAACACAATACGCGCGCGCGGGCATAGACGCGCATAAGGCTAATATACAAATAGGACAATTCGCGGAACGTGCAATACAAGATTTGTTAATTAGCGGCGAAAACGGTAGTGCTCTTGAAAAAGCGAAAACATTTTATGCGGCAGTCAAAATGATGTACAATTATCAAAAGTTGTATAATGGTAAATTTTATTCGCTGCGTATCTCTTATGGTGAAGTGAAACGAATATCATTAACGATGAACATTTAACAGGTGCAATAATGACAGCAACAAAATCTGTATTATCACATTTGCGAATAGCAAAAAATATTGTGTTAAGCAATGTAGGATTGTACGGTAAAGAAAAAACAATTTTACTTTTGTTTTTTATTCTTGTATTGTGGCATCATTGTGATTATTTGATACAGGGCAGGTGGTGGGGTTGGGATACTTGGTGGATATTGAACTCTGCCGGAATTAAATATAACATGTATATCGATTGGATTTTCCCAAAAGATAGTTGGCATTTTGTGCAATGGACTAGAACGGTATTAACTGCAATCGCTGCAATAGTCACAGCGTATGCATATTCATTGACGATAATAACAAAAGTAAATAAATGGTATCATTATGTATTAATGGTATTGTTTTGGATGTTCGTTTATTGGTGTGCAAGGGGAATCGGTTTTTCATTACCAAAAATTATCAATTTATAAAACAGGTGCATAAATGGCATTTCAAATTATTCCACCAAAAAGACCACAACAAACAAAAGAAAATGTGTTAGTTACTCTGTTGTTAAATGGGTTTGATCCAACAATATATAATTCTGCGATATTAGGTGTTCGCGGATATTATCTAAATACAATGGGCGAACAAAAGAAAAACGATAGAAAGATTTATGATGATGCAATATTTATATATAGCAAAAATCATTTTTTTGCATATAACGCAAATGTTGATCCGGGTGCATTTAGAAAAGGAATTGCAAATCTTAATACCGGCAAATGGTTTTATAAACTTGGTATACATGGATTATCGAAACCAAAAGAAAAACAGTATAAGGCACTTGTACAAGCAAGTCAGGTAACTGTAACAAGGGATGGACAGGGCGAAGATACCGGATTTTTTGGTATTAATATTCATAAGGGGAGTAGATTTTCAGTATCAAGTTTAGGATGTCAAACAATTTATCCTACACAATGGAATGAGTTTATTTCAAATGTTGAATTGGTAATTAAAACCGAAACAGTGACAGGCAGAATACCATATATTTTAACAGAGGTGATAAATGAAACAGGAGAATGACAATCCGCCGAAATTCTTACGATTTACGTTAAGAATTTTTTTCGCTTTGTTTGTTGTATTGTCTTTGCAATTTCTTTTAACGAATTGTAGTAATAGTAAAGTATCAAATGAATCACAGGCACAGGCGGCAAGTGAAATCGATTCAACCATTAATGCAATAGCGGATAACTCTGCAATTGCTGGCGATACATCGGGCAATGGTGCAATTAATTCATTAATAGATTTAGAGGTGGAAGGTTGCAGGTGCCGCGAAACAATTTATGAATATAACGCAACACATGGTTATACAAAAATAAAGATTATCTACACATTCAAAAAAGAATTAAATGGTTTTTATTCAAAACAAATTCTTTCACTAGATACAACATACGGATACTGACATGGATACAATTCTCGATACTCTCAAAACTGTTGGTGCGGGTGTTGGATTTACACTTGCATTAACTATTGTTATATCATTTATCAACAAAGGCAAGTTTGAAGATTATGGAGTTAAGACAGGAATGTTCTTGTCTAAACTTGGTAGATCAAAACTTGGAAAGTTAAAATGGGAATCTCTGGAAAATGTTATAACAATGATTATTCTAAAGTTTGCAAAAGGTTTACAAATCGGTTTGGATTTGGATGATAAAATCGTAGAAGAAGAACCCGCGCAAACGGAAACAAAAGAATAATATATAATGGCACGAAACAGGCGCACAAAGACGGAACAATCCGATAGCATTAAACAAACTTTCATTACAAGTTTGGCTGATGCTATCGGATCAAATAAAAATATACTGGATAAAAGCAGCCCTTGGTCTGAAATTCCGGTTAGTCTAAAAAGATTCTGTAATGAAATGTTGGGTGAACCATTATTTCCGGAACAGTATAGATTGGGTGTACATTTATTCGGCAAGAAATCTACGGATTTTAACAATGATATATTTGAGTTTCATGCATTTTGGGGAAAGGGTAGCGGAAAAGATAGATCGGTAGCAAAGTATCAAGCGTATTTAATATATAAGTTAATGTGCCTGAAAAATCCACAAAGATTTTTACGTGAAACTTACGGATGTTCAATAGCGGATGGCGATGCAATAGATTTAGCAAATATGTCAATCAATGCACGACAGGCACAAAATGTTTTTTTCAAAAAATTCAAATCAATTATCAAGTTAGTCAAGGATATTGAGACAGGGGAAAATTGGTTTGAATCAAGGGGATTGGATTTAAGAGACGGATATGATTTGCAAACTGTTGAAGCGAATTTTCCTAAAGCGATTACCGCGCATTCATTGAATAGTGAAACAAATATTGGTGAAGGACTAAGCCCGATATTGTGTACTATTGATGAATTCGGCGGGTTTCGTATGGAAAATGCAATGGAGTTAAAAGAATCGATTGAATCATCCATTAAATCAAGATTCAAAAATATTGGGAAATTGCTACTACTCTCATTTATGTATTATCCTAATGATCCGATGGATGTTGTATTTAAACAGGGTGAAAGTGATCCGAATGTATATAGCAGTAAATTAGCAAGTTGGGAAGCTAACGAATTGATAAATAAATCTGACTTTGCAAAAGATTATGTACGCAATCCAGAAAAAGCAACGATGAAATATGAGTGTAAGGGTGCCGAAGCTGGATCAGGTTATATAACAAAATCGTATATGTTAAGCAGAATGTTTTCATCTGAATTTGAAAATCCGATTGTTGGTGATTTGGTTACAATAGATTCAGACCATCTAATGAATATCGAATTTAAGGAATTCTTTAAACCAAAAGAAGATAAATTTTATGTAATTCATTGTGACTTGGCAACAGGTGCCGAACGTAGAGATTGCGCCGCTATTGCAATGGGCCATTTAGAAGCAATGATACCAAAGATTGACCCGAAGTTATCTAGGGAATTAGCGAAAGCAGGTGTGCAAATTAATTCAAGTATCGTAGGGGAGGGAATTGAGGTAGTTACAAAAGGTGTTGAAATAGATTTGGCGTTACAGTTGACAAATCGCAGCGAAGTTATATTATCGGATGTACGCAAATTTATTTTAACAAGACTAAGGGACCAATTAAAATTTACAATAATTCTTGTAACGTATGATGGTTGGCAATCAACGGATTCGATACAAATATTCAATGCTTCCGGTATTGATAGCAATGTGTTTTCCGTAGATAGAAATAACAATGCGTATGACACATGGAAATCTTTGATGTATCAACAATTAGTCAAAACATATCCTAATGGCATAGCGCAACGTGAAGTAAAAGAATTAAAAATTGCAAGCAACGGGAAAGTCGATCACCCTGTAAAATCATATACAAGATTTGCGGATGAAGGAAGAACGGAAGGTAGCAAAGATGTTATGGATTGTATTGTATCCGTAACGGATAGGATTATTGAACTATTGAATTTGGACGCTGACATATTCTTTTAATAACAGGCAAAAAACAGGAGTAATTAAAATGGATGACAGAACAAATGGATTTATTCATGCGGTGCCGGAAGAAGATATACTACCGGATGAAATACAATTTACTCCAGAAGAACAGATAAAGTTTAGAAAAACAAAACCTAGATTATCTGATAGAAGAAAAAGCATGCAGCAGGAAGCAAAGGTAGAAAATCGCGCTATTAAATTATCTAAATTAGCAAGATTCTTTTCTGTGTTGCTCACTTATTTTTTGCCGGATAGTATATTTGAAATAATCGACAGGGCGCTAAACATGTTCGTTGTCGGTACTCTTGTTTATTCGATGTATTTATTAATACAAAATATGATAGCAGGAAATTACCTTATGGTATTGTCAATAACATTGGCGGTATTTTGCATTTCATACATTGCCGACAAAATAAATAAATAGGTGATACAATGATAGGTTTGTCCCGTACAAATAATTTTACAAAAGCACGAACAGGATTCGGAGGGAACTATCCTAATATACCGGATAACTCAACAATAGATTACGGCAACAGTTATGCAAAAAATCTTGTCGAATCCGGTATCAGTTATTATGCAATGGATAAAATGTATTCACACAATGTATGGATACGCGCAGTCATAGATAAAATTGTTGAGCGAGCGAGCAATGTACCTGTATTGATTAAACCGATTCGTACATCTGATTCAGCTATACCCGATGCAACAAAAAGAAATATGGAACGGGTGCAACAATTGCTGATTAGACCTAATGACCAATTTGAAACATTTAATACAATACTCAAAAAGTACCTGCGGGATATTCTAAAATTTGATGCACATGGAATTGAAATAGCTATTCAGAGTATTGGCGGCAAGGTAACACCGGATATATACAGCGTAGCAGGGAACACAATACGCTTAAATTTAGATAACAAAAGTAATCTGATACAAGATTCCGCATACCAACAAATTGATAACGCACAAAAGATAATAGCGACATGGCCAGCAAATAGGCTTATGTACTTTATGAATAATCCACAATCGAATCGCAATTATGGATTTTCACCTTTGGAAACATTAGTGCAAACGGTAACTGCTGAATTGTATAGCTCACAATACAACCTTGATTTCTTTTATAATAATGCAACACCGCGAATTGCGATAATGATGGAAGGGCTAGGCACGGGACAAGGTTCGAGCGCTCTGAAAAGAATTCGTGAATGGTGGGATAAAGAATTAAAGGGTAAACCACATTCACCAATTATCTTAGGTACTGAACACGGTAGCGTAAAAATTGAAAAAGTTGCAATGTCGAATAAAGACATGGAATTCATGGAGTATTCGAAATGGTTATTACAAAAGATTATGGCAATATACAAAATGCCCGCAACTATTTTGGGCATTAGCAACGGGGAGCAATCGAACAAGGGCGATTTAGCAGAACAAGTATCACAATTTAAGATCGAAGCGATAAATCCGTTATTGTCGAATATATATCAAAGGTTAAATTTACAATTGATTTTTAACCCGAATATTTATGCAATAAATGATGTGTACATTGATTATGATTTGGATATTGCAGATAAAACAAAACAAGCTGAATACCATGAAAGGTATATGCGAAGCGGTGTATTGACAATTAATGAGATACGTTCATCGGGTTTGGGATTGCCACCTGTGCCATGGGGTAATGTACCATATATGCAAAATAATGTTGCACCGTTTGGCATCGGGCCTAATGGTGCTGCTGTACCTATCACAGATTTAGCGGGTATGGTGCCGAATGATCCTAATAATTCAGCACAAGTAATGGATGTTGGTATTGTTGCACGTTCATTGCCTGTAGGTTGGGAACACATGGAATCATCGGGACAAAAGGAAATAATAAGCAAGCTATTAAAAGATCGGAATAGCATTTTATCAAAAGCATTTAGTTTTAAGAGTTAAATTATGGGACATTTGGAAGGTCTATATAATACGGCGAATCTATATGAATATTGTGGACACAATCACAGTAATCATATACACAAAAGTATTAATACAATACAATCCGAAACCGAAATTCTTGATGAATACGAAGATGAATTGCACAAATCTTTGTTGGCTGTATTTGATGATTACAAAAAAGAATTTTATCAAAAGTTTGAAGATATATTTTTGCCTGTATACTTGGCGAATAAAAGTCTTTTGGATTATTTGGGAGTGTATATTCATGGCAACGATAATGTAAGGGAATATGTATCCAAAGGTTCCGGCGGGATTGATGAAGCAATAAGAACAGTGACGGCATTGTATAGCGGGCCTTTGGAAAGCGCTATGCAATCGAAGGTTATATCATCATTTAAAATGGGCGGTAAAAGCGCATTGAAATTGATGGATATAGATGTGGATTTTAAGATCGTAAATACCACAGCTATAGATGCAATAAAGAAAAGTCAGTCCGAAATATCATCCAAGGTAACAAAGGAAATAAATGATTTGCTAAAAGGCGCTATTATCGAAGGTGTTGAATTAGGGGAAAGCGCTGAACAGGTAGCGGCACGAATAAAATTAATTTGGGATAATCCAGTACCTATTAATGTCCCGCCATTGCTTGATGAAGAAGGGAATATCATACGCGCGGGATACACAAGATATATTACTGCCGATACATGGGCGCTAATGGTTGCGCGTACTGAAATAATAAAAGCATTTCAGGCAGGGCGATTACAAGCATATAAAGATTCAGGCGTAGTGACGGAAGTGCGGTATGAAGTCGGGCCGGATGAAAGGGTATGCGCGATATGTATGTCATTGGATGGATTGATATATATATTGGAACAAGCTGGTGATATAATACCGCAACATCCTAATTGCAGGTGTGTGTTTATTCCGATATTCGATAAGGGGAAATTCAATATCGCTGTGAATAATTTAGAGACATTATACTCTAACTAGATAAGAACACAAAACACATTCATTTGCATTAACATTTGATAAACACTTTATATTTCATTTAATAAAATCAGGAGTAATTGCGATGCGTGAAACAATTGAGAAAATAGACAAATCGGGATCAGGTGATTTTACCTTTTACATGCCGCTAAAAAAGAGTGGTGGCATTATCACAAAAAAAGCAAGTGACGGCACGGATGATTTTTATTTGGTTGGCATTGCAACGAATTCTGAAATTGATAAAGACGATGAATTCATGTCCGCTAAATTTTTGAAAAAAACTGCACCCGAAATGATAGGTATGACAGTATTTTTTGAGCATGATACGAGACTGGATAAAACCGTTGGTATCATTACCGATGCGCAATATATTGACGGCGCAATCGAAGTTGAAGTGTTTCTCGAAAAGCGCGAAAAGAATATCTATGTCGATCAGATTTTAAACAAAAATGAAATAGGTATTAAGATCGGTTTTTCTGTTGGCGGCAGGATCACAAGTATACAACGGCACAAATCGGATACGATGGGAAGGGAAATCAGAGAATTGGAAGATGGTGAAATCTATGAATTGTCGGTATGTGGCATCCCTTCAAATTATTCAACATTCGCAAGTGCCGTATCGAAAGTATTCAATAAAAACAAAACAAATACAGAAGTAGTTGAAACAGTTATTGAAAAAAGAATAGCAGATGATGTTGAAAACTTCGATAATATTGTAGAATTGCAATCTCTGCATTCGGCATTGTATGCGGCATTCAATATCTATTCAGATATGATGTATGAAATTTTGTTTTGGTCTGGTTTGGATATGGATGAAAAGCTCAATTTGGGTAATGAATTATTTGGTAAATTCGAAGCTATTGTTGCAGAATTGCTTTCAACTATTTCAATGAAATAATGTACTCACACTAATACACAAATTCACTAAACTTTACAGGTGTTGTAATGGAAAACGATTTCAAGAAATCAATTGCCGATTTCACAACCAAGCTGACAGAATTGAAAAACGATATGGATGCGCGTATCAAATCGACAAAGAAAGAAGATACCGTTGAAGATACTCCAGAAAAAACGGAAGCGCAGGATACAACAAATATCGAATTGCAAGAGAAGGCGAAAACACTTCAAACTCAATTGGATACTCTTATTGCTGAAAAGAAAGTTGCTACCGAAACAGAAATCAAAACCGCAACAGAAGAAAAAGAAAAAAGCGCAACACCGGAAACAATTGTGCCAACCGAAGAACAAATCAATACGTTGCTTGGTAAATTCGCAACGGAAAAGGGTATCAATCTTGCAGATGCGGAAGTGACTTTTGTTATAAAAGAAAATCGCAAATCAATTGTTGACGATGATACGGATATGAAAACAAAATCCGCGCAGGATGAAGAAGATGAAATCGAAAGTAATCCGCAAAACGGATTGACGAAAGCATTTTCAAGCGTTATTTTCGGCAAGTAAACCAAAAGCATATAACACGATTTAACAATTTTTCATTACACAAAAATTCACAAGGAATAAAATTATGGACAGCAAGGGTCTAATTGATGCAATCCGCAAAAGTGTCGGAGTGGGTACTACGGCGGGTGCCGGCGGTGATTTTTTGCCGGAACCTTTGGCAAACATGTTTATCGGTTATGTCCGCGAACAAAACTTCTGTAGACAATTGTTTACCGTTGTGCCGATGTCTGGCAAAACCCGCGATATGCCGAAAATTTTGTCTGGTAATAAAGCATATTATCAATCGACAGAAGGTAATGACGCCACAAGCGCTTTGAATGGCGTATCAACAGGTACAATTCGTTTGGAAGCGAAAAAGTTTATGAGCGAAGTTGTATTATCAAGCGAAGTCATTGAAGATGCTGAACAGGATATTGAAAGCATCGTACAAACACATTTCGCGGGTGCACTCGCGGGTGCAGAAGAACAAACAATGTTGGTTGGCGATACAGGACACAGTCCAACAACGGCAACGGAAGCGAACGCGAATGCTTCTACATGGTATACAAAAGATAATCGTCTCGCATTTGACGGCTTGCTCACTCTTGCGGGTGATATAACCGGCGCTATTGGTTCCGGTAATCGCGCAGCAAATCGAGTGAATGCGGGCGATAATGAAATGAGCGCTGTGTATATTCGTGAAGCGATACACAACCTTAGCGTTTGGGGTAGAAACATGAAAGATCAGGTTGCTATCTTGAATCCATGGGCGATTAACACACTTATGGATGATGCAGCGCTTATGACTGTTGATAAGTATGGCCCAAATGCAACAATCTTGACAGGTGAATTCGGTAAATTGTATGGCCAAGTCAGTGTAATCAATTCTGGTTATATGACTGACACATACGGAATTGTTTTGCCGAAAGCCAATGTTATTATTGGTGAACGTCGGAAAATCAAGATTGTGCGTGATAATCTTCCGCGTAACGATGCCATTGTTATCGTCATTACCGAACGCATTGATATGACGATTCAGTATCACGAAGCGCTCTGCCAAATCTACGGTATCGAAGCGGCAAGTTCCGCCAGCTAAACAACATCCTATTTTATACAACGGTGCTGTAATAACAAAATATTGCAGCACCGTTTTTCTATAACTTAAAACGGGAATTAATGTTATGCTAGATGAAACAATTAAACAGCACATCGAAAAATTGATTACCGAAATGGCGCAACGAACATTTTTGAATACAAAAGAATTGGTTATACAAGAAATAGGCAAGGCGAACACAAATCTTGCCGAAGCTCTTGATAAACATTTTTTTCGTATACAAGATTTTTTGAATAATCATAAAGAGATTTTGATAAAAGAACGTGAGATGTATCAATCAAATATGGAAGTAATATCCACAGAGACGGTACACAAGATTGTAAACGGCAGTTTGAGAAACATTAACGATAAATTAACGAATATACAGGAGTGGCAAATAAAACACGATAACTATGAAATTATTCAATCAAATTTATTTGAAAAAAAAATTACACAAGTTTCCGATAAAACAATATATGGCGCATTGGTAAAGAACATGGATGCTAGGCCATTGCGAACATTTATTGCAATAATGCTAACAGCAATAATTTTTATTTCAATTGTTGTAAAAATTTTCAATGCTAGCATGTTTGATTTAATAGAAAGTATATTAAAACTTTTTTAATACAAAACAAAAACAGGCGCAACAATGTCACGTAATATTCAAAATTCGAAAAGCATTCGGAGTGCAAAAAATTTTATAGGGAATCAGATAGGGAAACAGGTTGAAACAATTGGGGAATATGATGTAACATTCAACAATGGTAGTGAAACTGTAAATATACAAATCTCACGCAAAGCATTGCGGGAAAATGGGATACGCTCAACATTGGACGGTATCAAAAAACTTTTGTTATTCGATTCTCTATCGGGTGCAAAATTTAATACGATGCACACAAAACAAACGGCAGAATATACAACAAAACCAATCGGCATTTTTATGGAAGGTGCCAACCATTATACGGGTGGTAGATATTACATTTACCACATGGCTGTTTTGTTGTCGCAATATGTGCCGGTGATTTTCTATACGGATAGGGAACCGATATTTAAACAAGACTTTGAACCATATTTGAAAGGTAATGAAAATTTTAAAATGGTTATAGAATCCCGTATGAACTTTAGCAATATACCGGATTTCAATAACCTGCATGATGTTGTAATAGGTGCGCCACGACAGGGCGGATTTATTGCACATGCATATTCCGAAGCATTGCCAAATGTCAGACTAATTAGTATTATTTTCGAAACACCTAACTACGTCAGTAAATTCAGGGATGGGAATGACGGCAATGAGGATTACTGGCAAGGGTATAAAAAAGTAATGCAAAATTCAGACGCTATTATTGCAATTAGCGAAACAACAAAAGAGTATGCGGCAGAATGGATAGGGCAACAACATAAAGACAAAATACATGTTGTATATCCAAATGTTAATTACTATGCCGCCGATATTGCAGCAAAAAAATCAGGCGCATCGAAACCTAGAAAAAAACAAATTGCATACGTTTCCCGTATGGTGCAATTTAAAAACCCAATGCCGCTAATTAAAAAGTTAAACAAAAGTAAATATGCATTTCATTTGATCGGCAAGATAACAAAAAATGTAAAAGATATGGCGGCAAGTTTAAAACAAATGGGATATGAGATAACTTTGTATGACAGCATTAACGATATACAAAAGTATTCAATATTGCGGAAATGCGATGCTCTTATACATCCTTCAACATTTGAAGGGTTTGGTATACCGCCTATGGAAGCGGGTCTATGTGGATTGCCTGTGTTCGCGTATGACATACCTGTCTTTCGTGAGGTGTACGGCAATACGATTATGTACATGCCGAAGGGTAAGGAAGTTGAATTCATAGACACAATGATGGAAAAGGGGAATATCGAATTGAAAGCGGAAGCATTACGCAATAGGAGTATTGAAATAAATAATAGACAGGCAACTGCCGCTAAATTTTTAGATGTTATTCAATACCCGAAAATCACGACAGGCACAATCGTATTTAATGGTTTGGATTATTTACCGTACATGCTGCAATCGATTTATAATTCAGTATATCAAATCATTATTGTAGACGGTATGGTTGCCGGGTATGGCGGAGATAATAACAACGGCAAATCAATTGACGGCACAATTGAATATGTAAAAGATTTTATCCAAACAAAAGATATAATGGGTAAAGTGCAATTGGTTACTCTGCCGATTGATAAAAAACATTGGGCGGATAAAGTTGATATGCAAAATGAAATAGCTAAAAGAATTGTTGGCGAATATTATATCAAAATGGATAGTGATGAAATTTGGAAATCGGATATGGTACGTGGTGTTATAAACTTTATGCAAAATAATAAAGCTATAACAATATTACGCATGCCGTTTCATCACTTTTGGTTAAACTTCAAACAAGTTGCCGTAGATATTGGCGG